GTCTCTTGGAAAGCGGGTGCAAAAGTAGCGGATATATCCATTCACTCCAAATATATCTATCATTTTTTCACAGGTTTTTTGAAACTAATTTGTAACTCGTTGATTGATAAGGATGTTGTAGAACATATTTTTGAAAGGAGGTGTGGACGGGCACGGAAGGCTATACATTATATATATACGTGCACGCGCGAAGGGGAAATTGAGATAGCCTACACCGAAGAAGCTCTAACGCAAGTGATCCGTGGTTAAATCATATTCCGTATCAACGATAAGCCGCAATGCAAAGATTTGCCTCACGAGACCGTTCTTTTCGTCTCGTGGAAGGATTATTTTCATCCCACGGGGCGAGCTCATCCCGTCCCGTGTAAAAACCGCAAAACGCTCTGTAGCTCTCTTACAAAACGAATTGTAAGAGCTTTATAATAGTTAACACAAAACGAATTGCGAATTTCCATTTATTTTCTACCACATTTTAAATAGCTCTCAAAAACGATTTAAGAACTATTTAAATGGAGGTATGACAGTTCTATCAGGACTCTGTGGATTCTCTCAGGGAAATATTTAACCGACTAAATCTGATTGTGTACGGTGAAGGTGCTGTCCGCTTCGCTGATCCAGAAATATTTAGAATCCTCACATCAGCGACCGCATATTGTGATTATAATCCTGAGACTGGTAAAATAGGTTACTTAGTACCCATTGATAGAGATGGAGATGGGATGATGACACAGGCTGAATTGGAAAGTATTAGGTTGTTAAGTAACCGACCAGATATGAACTCTTCTGTTTTTGCAGAAAATGCAACGATTCAAACTTTCAATGAATTTAGATTCTTCACAGGTTTGCCATTCCTGGGAGGTGGTATGTTTAAAAACTGTACATCTCTCAGGGAAATAACTCTTCCTAATAATATTACATCAATCAGAAGCGGTCTATTGTCTAATACTGCTATAAAGAAACTGATTGTTCCTGAAGGCTACATAGAGATAAGCTCCGAAGTGGTTGCATACGATATGGTATTAGAACTTGTTGATCTACCTTCTACACTGACCACTTTGGGGACCGGAATAAATAGGCAAGGCAGTCTCTATTTTAGGCTGATATGCCGAGCTACAACACCTCCAACATTTGATGGCGCTTGGTGGGATAATAGCAATAAAGGAAAGCCTATTGCTATCTATGTACCTGATGCCAGTGTCACTACCTATAAAACGGCTTCTGGTTGGAATAAGAGTTCAAGTTTGATACAGCCTCTATCAACTTATGTAGAATAATTAAAGAAGAATCATAGTTCTTCATATGATGAGAGTGGATAAATATAATTAGCTCTATTCTTCCATCCAGCAGTAGTTTTGTACGCTGAGACAGAAGCATCAGGAACATAAATCTTCACTGTTGATGGAGTATCATCAAATGATCCCCAATTGAATGTTGGTGGGGTCACTGTATAAATTATTAGTTTCTCAAGGTTGGGACAATCAACCAAGAAGTAGCCGCCGGTGGCTGTTATAAGGTTGGTTTTTATGATCACCTTCTTTAGCTTGTGACAATAACGACAAAGGCCGGCACCGATAGTTTCAACATTCTCCGGTACAATCAGTTCCTCTAATGCTGAATATGTAAACTGATTAGAATCTATTGTTTTTAATGTTTCTGGAAGCTGAATATGATCTAAAGATGGATTATTTGACAACCAATTGAGCAGAGTCATATCTGGAGGTAATATAATTCTGCGAAGATTCAAGCAGTCATAGAATGCTCCTCCCGCAAGAGATTGCCCTGCCGAGAATTCTATTTCTTCAATTGTACTCCCATTGAACGTGTTATTGTATGGGGTATAAATTCCTTTAAACTTTTTCAATTCACAGAAAGTCTTAATCTTCTGATTACCTTTAAACCATGTTGCTCCTATTAGAATATCAACAGATTCATTCTCATTTACCTCTCCATTTCCATCACGGTCAAGTTGTTCTACTAATATCCGTTTAACTTCTGGATCAGCAATCTTGATACACGCAATTCCATCTACGATTAGGGTCAATCTGTCAAACACTTTTCTTAGTGCATCTACAGAGTCCTGATAGTACTTAGAATGCACTATAATCTTACCATCCAGTACAGGTATTGCATCCTCACCGGCCAAACCCTCGGCCGATAAACCTTCGTAGGTTCCATCGGCTAATTTTGCCAACATATCAAGTGCATCAGCCGTATAATATTCCTCCTCGAAACCCACTGCACGAATATGTTTCAGTACATGGTTATCACCTTGTGATTGCTGTGCCTCAATGATGTCCGAAAGGAGCTTCATAGGCTTCAGCAACGGACAATTCTCTATCCAGAAGTCGGTAATATTAGGAGCGCACTGACCAATTCTCAACCCTTCCGTAGTCAAGACCGGAAAGTTCCTAAATGAGATATACTTGTTGTTTGCCGGATATTCTATTACTTCAAGCCCGCCGCCATTCGGCAGCTTGATCTGACTGATGTTTGTACCATCGGCATATATCTCACGAATGTTGATAATTGCGCTTAAATCGAGCGTTCCTTGTAACGTTGCTATATTGGATAAAAGAACCTTTTGCATGCTGCCACAATCAGCAAGGGTAAGTCCTGTGATAGAGATTATTACACTCTCTGTCTTACTGCCAAGGATAAGCTCGGTCAAGCGTCTTCCGCGTACTACCATGGTACCGGAAACGTTCTTTGTATGCCAGTCTCCGATGCTTAACAACCAGCTTGCCGCCTGAATCGCATTCTGCTGGTCGGCAGAGCCACCGAGATCAATAGTTATCTTACAGGATTCCCCTGCTTTGGTTCGCTCACCCCGAACGATGGATGTACCATTCGCAATGGCAGGATACATGTCGAAAGCCGGAGTGATGTCGTAATCGATCAGATCACCGGCGGCACGCACGATGATAGTATCGGTACCATCGGCGGAAAATAGCCCGTAGCTGTACTTTGACATTATGTACATGATACGTTTTTTCACCCAAGCAGTTTCGGCGGAATAAAAGTCTCCGTGAGATTGCGTAATAGGATCGGTATCATTAGTATACTGTCCCTTGTCGTATGCTATCTTCGCAAGTTCATACCGTTTAGCGTCAGCATTCACAAGCGTAGCGGGGAAATAGTTCTTCACACCCAGATAGAACTTCCGGTAAAACGCATAAACCTTGTCATAGGGCGTACCGGAAGACTGACCACAAAGACTTTCCATGGCGGACAGCATCTTCTTCATGCCAGCAACGATTTCAGTGTTGAACGCCAGTTCAAGCATGTTCCAGAAGGTAGATGTCTCACCGTTCCAGATAGGCTGGCCATTATCATAAGAATCATGCATCTCACACCAATAGGGTTTGCGATCCTGTCCTTGGTTATCTATCGGGAAAATGGTATCAGCATCATCCAACCGCCAACGCCATTTACTACCCGTCGAACAAAAACTATACGGATAGGTGTTCTTTGCTCGTTGGTCAGTTCCGGCCGTAAACTCCGTAAAGCAATAATGAAACACCGCATCGTCAATAGCGAACAGTGCCGGTATCGTGGCACGGAAAAGCTGTTTTCTCGCATTGACAAAAAGCTCATTCAGTTGATCGGCTGTAAACACTGATAAATCAGCGGTCAAATAGTCTTTAAGCTGTGTTTTAAGATTGATCTGACCGGCACCGATATCTGAAGGGATAAACCTCCCTTCAGCAGCCTCGTAATAATACAAATTGTACAGGTTGGCGTTTCCTGCCTTGGCAATCCAGTATTCATACCCGGTTCCACGGTAAGTCGCTATCTGAGCATTCAGATCATCCAGTGTCCCATTAAACGGGCGGATACGGTTACTACATACATAGACTGCATTATAGGCATCTATCCACTTTTGCGCCGACAGCGGCTCTGTCTCGTCAGCATTCAGTTCCCCGGCGTCAAAGTCCCAACAGTTGGTATTATTATACTGGAAGGCTTCTTCATCCGGATTATATGCCCAATACGATTTCTGCGTATTCCAAGGTACGCGAAACAAAGCTCCCAATGGCGCATTATCCGAACCTTCCACTGACAATAATTCCGGAAACGCTTCTGTGTCATAACCGAAACAAAGATCATCTCCTTTATCCGGACCAAAAGTAAACTCACCCATGCAGGTATATACGTCCTGCCCCTCCTCGTTGACGGACTTCGAGAAGCCGATGAACGGCTCCTGATAAACAGCCACACGTATCTTCGGGTCGGCAACCATTGCCTCATTTCTCATACCCATTTCCTTGTACAGGGCATCGTAGGCATCCACGCAGCCGGCCTTATGGTCTTGCATGGAGCTGGCCCAGTTCTTCTTGGCAGTCAGACGCCCGGACTTGGGAACACTGTCGAACATCAACACTTTGTTCTTGTCAGTAGTACCGTCGGCATACGTGGCAATGGAATTTATCTTATTGCCCTCAGCATCTTTCAACCCTTTCATCTTAAAACGAACGTTCCACTCCAGGTATTTCTTGGAGGATGTTCCCTGCCCTTCAACCAACAGGTTGGTGAGTGTGAAGTTCCTCTCCGGCTTATCCTTGAAGAATACTTCCAGATTACCGGCAACACCTGAAGGGTTATTCAAGTTCGGGAACGGCTGGTCGATTACAAAGACGTTATACAGCATCTTTGTAGCATTGAAATCAATATTCACACCTTCGCCATCCAGTACCTGGTTGATGCTTTTTTCAGTCTGCTTTTCATCCGTTGTTACAAGCTGGTTGATGTAGTTCTTCTGCACAGCTTCGGAGGTCAACGCGCCGTCATAGATGCGAATACCATACAGATAAAGATTCGCGTAGTCATTGCCAAGCGTTATCTTTCCATTGTTCTTGAAGTAGTCATTATTCAGGTAAGCGTACTGCCGGTTCTTCTTCCCATTAATATAGATGGCAATCAGGTTGAAGTCAGGATCACCGTATGCGTTCGGCATCACCACCACTGTCAGGCGAATACGTACACCGTTATCAACAGGCACGTCTTGCGTGCTGCTGTCATGCATGGATTGCGAGAAGAAAGATATATTCTCACCGGACACCTTTAAACCGACACGACTGCCGTCCGACTTATCCTCTGCAATGCTGATTATGTCCTTGCTGGCATCGGAAGCATTCTCAACCTTGAAGTCAATTTCGATTGTCTTACCTCTGCGGGCGGCCTCAGTTATAAAAGGCTGGTAATCTATCACAGCCTTGCTGCGGGCGAAGATTTTCAAAGCCTTCACGCCGTCATCGTCCGTCATCCAGCCGTCGTTGCCCCAGTTCAGATTGCTCCAGGTAACAGGTATCAGAGACTTATCAACCTCGTTAACCACACTCAGGTAGTTTGTCTGCGAGTTGCTACGGGTCTTCGGATTGATGTATAGCACTGCGCCAGCCGTAGCGGAGTAACCCAAAGAATTGTTCACGCTCAGCGTAATAGGCTCTATCAAATGAACTTTTTCGCTGGTTACGTTCACAACCACATCGAAGTTAGCATCATCATCCGTATCTACCTCCATCGGATAGGTAAGAGTGTTCTTCGTATTAGTGGCGATATTATCATTTTCAGAGCTGTACACTTCTATTCCGGCTTTGGTTATGCTGAATATAGAATCGGTTGCCGCAGACTGACCATCATAGATCGCATAGTCAAAGACAACGTTGTCCTGCCAGTTTGTGAGCAAGGCAGCTACGTTATTCACGCACATCAGCTTCGATGTTTCACCGGCAGATATGCACATGATATTGATTGACACGGCCTTCGTCTGGAGCGTATTATCCGAATTAGCCAGATAGAAGCTCACATTGTACACGCCGGTGGCTCCCGGGTGAGAAAGTGTATAAATATAGGGAGTATCGGTATAGATGGCCGTTCCGAGATTCTGACTATAACTTTGGTTATAATTATCACCTGTGATGGTGACATGCAGCATCTTACTGATGTTACCGTTGATAATCATCGGTATGGAGATATCGGACGCGAAAGCAGTCCACCAGGCGAAGTTCGGGGCACTGATGCCAAGGCTCGTGAGTTGCACGGTATAGGTAACAGGTGCGGTGGTCTGATCGGTATTTTCACCTTTAATGGTAATCTTGACGCTATTGGTGCCACTGCTCAACCACTCAGCAATATCCTGCTTGATGGAGACATTAGAAGATACTTCCATCTGTTTGACTACTGTAAAGTCTGTGAACTTCGAGTTCTTTACCATGATTGTACACAGTCCGAGTTCTCCCGTCGGCTTGTAAGGCTCGCTCAGGTCATCTCGATACTGGGATATAAAAGAGAAATCAAGAACACACTCCTCGCCATATTGGGCGGCAAAACCCAAAGAAGCCATATTATTACGGACGTAGACACTGTACATAGTACCGGCACCGCCAGCAAGCTCGCGAACGATCTGTTCAAGCGTTGCACCGGCAGCGCCGTCGAAAGCCGTGCCGGGATCAGTGCCAATAACAAGAGAAGACTCAGACAGGCGGTTTACCTGTTTTTCAAGTGCTAAACCCGCAGCACCATCATAGGCTGTACCTTTAGTAGTGCCGATGGATAAGGCACCGCCTACCAACTCATTTATCTTACTAACCAGTTCATTCAGCTCCTCGGCCTTCAGCACATTACCTTTTACAAACTTTTTATTCAGTTTATCCATATCATCCTAAATAATCATTATCCAACAAGCTCTCATCTAAAATAAATTCGCCCACAATTTCCACCTTGCCACCCGGAGCGGATAATGCGTGCATGATCAAGTTTGTTTCGAGCATACTTGTATCCGCCATATCTGATTCGATACGACAAATACGAGCATTGGTAGTATTACCGTGCTCGTCCGAGGTACGCCTTAACACAAACTTGATGTATCCCATTACTTACCGTTTAGCTGATTTATTATTTCACGCTTCACCGCAGCTATTAGCCGGGAGTTTTTGACTACAAGTTCCAAAGCTTTGCAATAGCGTTCTGGTACTTCTACTTCATCTTTCGAATAGTAGATTTTCTTTGCTAAGTCTTCAAAGCCGATATCCAGAAGGATACTGCCATTGTACATCATTTCATTGCCGACTGTCTCGGCAGTATCGAAGGTTTGCTTTCCACCTTCAAAAGAGGTCTGTGCCTCAATTTTTCTAAAATTGATTTTCATATTCTTATAGATAATGTTATATACTATTCCACGTTACACCGCCATCCGAAGTCTTAAAAACGCCAGCTGTAGACACTTTTAGACCATACTTACCAGCAATAAGGTTTGCAATAGTCGAAGATACAGAAGGTACATCATTGACATTAATATTGATATAGCCCGCTCCCAAACTGGTATTAGATAATAGACGATAAAAAGTATTACCTACATTCAGAGTTTCCCCATATGCAAAGGTTAGACTCTCCATAGATAGGTTCATACCGTGAACATCCAACGGATAAGAACCATCAGGAAGACCTATACTGTTCTCATTAATATTGAGTCCCCCGATATATCCACTTGTTGCATTTATAAATCCATTAGCTATGATATTATTCAGTGTCAAGTTACCTTCTGTGTCCACAACGAAAGTATCATTCGCTACAATATTGCCGTTGAATCGTATCTGATCAGCATCAATTATTGCATTACTCTGAAACCCACCTTCAGGAAGCTCAGTTACAAAGAGGTCGATATACGACTTTTTTACATAACCGTTCGTATCAGCCAACTGTGAAAACATCCCTGTTAAGCCTGCCTCTGTGATAAGACCGGACATCTTTGTCATATCTACATGCCCATCCTTATCATACACGATTTCTTTCCCATACAGTACCGAAAAGTCTGCTGTGGTTATTAATCCAGATGTATTGATATTCGTAATATTGCCTGCGCTATTGAAATGAATTCCTTCCACAAGTGCAGCAATAGATTTTTCTGTCACTTGGATAGCGGAAGTATTCTTATCTGCTGCATTCTGCGCTCCTTGTGCGATACCCAATGCTTTCAAGGCATCCTGAGCAGCGTCGTATGCATCACTGATGCCTTGTCTGGCAATCTCTTTTGCGGCAGCAATCCCATCATCGGCATTACTCACAGCAAGTATAATCTGATCGCCAAGGTTTTCAAGATAGGCCGTTGTAGCAGTAGACGAAGGATTCCAATGAGAAATACTAAAAGCAGTTCCTTTAACTTTTGCAGTCTTGCAGACGAGGGAGTCATTCTTATACTTAACTATACCATCGTTATAGGTAGCATTTACCCAGAGATCACCGACATCATATTCCGAATCTGTTGTAGGCTGCTCCACAAAAACACGCCGCTTGCCGTCGGCTGTATCTTGCGCTTTGGCAGCATCTTCCAGAGCCTTCAATGTCAGATGGTCGGTAATTTCATTCCAAACTCCTGATTCAAAGCGATAACCCTTACCAGTTAAACGGTTATAAAACATATCTTGGTCGTGCATCGTTTTTAGAGCTTCTGTTGTCCACTCTGAAGCCGGTATATTATTTAGTGTCGGAGCGTAATCAAAAAACCAAAGTGTATACTCCCTATCCGTCTGTTCCTTAACAAGGTCTACATCTGTCTTTAGGTCTTCAATAGTTTCGTCGATATCCTTTCCTGTTGCCTGGTTAACAAACTTGGCCGTAATTTCACTCAGCACAGTATTGAAATCAATAAGTGGTTCAGGCATCGTATAAGTCCCGTCGGCTCCAATTCCATTATATATCCGCACATAAGGACCTCCTGCCGTTACGCTGTCCCAGACAATTGCGCCTTGACGACTGGTATCCGTACGGTTGCCCAACTGTACGATATTGTCTCCTACGGCAGGCACATCACTTCCTGATGCGCAATCTTTCTTGGATAAGTCAATGTAGTCATCGCCACAGCCACTCACGTAACGCCAATAAAAAGTTGTTCCGGTTTTTAAGGCAAAAGTCTCACTGATCGCCAAGTCGCCTACCGCAAAAGTATTCCTGACTGTCCTACCCTCAGCATCTGTTGTGCTAAAATAGCATCTGTAACTTCCGCCTGTATCCTCCACTTTTTTACAGATGATACCTGCAGCCGTGTTGTATTGTTTTCCACCGATATAGGTTGAACGCTGGACCTGTATCTCTTCGACATTAAGTTTCTTCCTGATATCCACGAAATCAATATCCAGATGATAGTTTCCATCCGCATCTTGGTAGATGCCAAAACCACTACCACCGGCAGCAAAGTTCTTCGATACTATATTCTTTAGCAAAGTGATCTCTTCCAAGGTCGCAGTACCTTTTACGTTGATACCTTCAAGGAAGGTCATCAGCTTTTGAACTGTTTCTGCCACATCCCGGCGCAGATACCGGTCATCATTATCATTTTTGCTACCAATAAGAACCAGTTTAAAATGTTTCTTTCCATCAGCCTCAGAGATGCTGTCATCTTTCTCCAACTTATAAATCGCCCCATCTTCCACCACGGAAACAATCTGCCCGGCATAAGGCACATACGCTACACTATCTGTATTACGTGCATATACAAGAGCGTGATTGTATGTATCCCATATATCTGTAGTATCAATAGGGTAATCATTTACTCTTTTGTATCGACCTGCAAAGCTGTCCCCTTTTATATCCAGTGCCATAACTAATTTGTTTTAAAGGTGAAATTATCCGTCTCAGTACTTGTCGTGGCGGAAGTGAACACATACATGGTATATTCCACGGCGGCTGATCCATTTGCACCCTCCACGCTGATTTTGTGTGGTGTAGCGGCAGAATCCAAGTCCATGAAGTTATATTGATACCTATCCAACGAGACTTCCTTAATGGTTCCGGCAGGAATACAGATGACGAAAGTCTTATAATTGCCAATAGTGAACTTATACGTGCCGGCACCGGCATACAGCCCACTCGCCGATAATGCACGTACCTGGGAAGAAGTCGTAGGAATCGCACTGACCACCCCCGCAAACCACCTCCTGCGCACATTCACGCTAATCGTATTAGTCAACTCCTTTTCCGGCAACGCACCGTCCGCGCTGGCACCATAGACGACCGTAGCCTTATACGTCTCCCTGTCAGTATATATACCTGATAATTGCCGGACAGCCTCCTGCTTTCCTGCATTCTCAGCTGAAAAGTTGAGCTTATTCTCTTTCTTGTCATCATAATAGGCCTCTTTCATGGCACCTTGCCCGTTGCGTGTGGCTGTATAAGTGATATATCCTTTCTGCGTGCCGTATTCCACATCAGTAGAAGTTGATATAACACTCTTCAGGTCGGCACCCAGTGGCTTATACAACATGTTACGCAAAATCTTCTCCCAGGTTTGCCCGGCCAACACCACATCGCCGCTCTTCAGATAACCGACATTGCTCGAATTTACGAGGATATCCTGTTTCAGCTTATCCGACACCTTGGTACCCGATGATGAACCGTCACCACCGGAACTTCCTGAACTGACCGTAGAAACAATATATTGCAGGTTCGCCAAGCTTTGTTCCACCACACGCTTCCAGCCCTTGCCCACCTGATTGGTACATTCGATAGAGGCCATGGATAAATTATCCAGCTTCCGGACCACCTTCGTCATGCGGGTGTCGAAATGCCCGCCCATGGCAGAGAAGTATTTGTCACTCGATAACCGTACGCGTTGCCCCAGCTGTAACGGCACATTGTGAGTATCTATATAGATATAGTCCGTATCACCGCCATACTTGCTGACATCTTCACTGTACTTTTCAAGGAAACTGTTCACGGCGGCTGCATAGTCGAGTTCCGCCTGCACTTCATACGATGGCGGCATACTGAAGTTCCAGGGGATATACTTGTCGCCCAGCTTCGGAACAAGATTGCCGCCCGGTATCTGCACGTCATCCGACGGATATGTATTGATGAGCTCCCATTCCAGCGTCTCAGAATTATAGTTTGCTTCAAACCAGTAGTTCCCGTTCTCCGAGTCCCCATGTCCGGCAAGGTCGGCAGGAGGTTGAAAAGAGATGCGTTTTACCAACCCGGCTATTTCGCTTTGGTTGGGATCAAACTGCATGCCCTCGTCATGGAAGTAATACACCGTAAACTTTTTACCTTCATCATCCGTCTTTTCTTCATGCCGCACGGTGGTCACCGTACCGGTATAATGCGGATAGATTTCGGCAAAAGCAGATTCCTCCACATGTTCATACAGTCCGTACCGGGTGTTACGGTCCACATACTTCGACTTGTCCGGCAACTGGAGGCGGGTGTAGCCGTAACGGCTGCGGTCAATGTTCTTTGTCGATCCCAACGGTATCAGCCGGGTGAAGAACTGCACGTCATTCTCATTTTCCGACTGCGTCAACGAGGTAAGCCCCTTCATATATCCAAGCTGCACCAGCTCGCCACGTTCGCAGCGGCAAAAGTTTATCTCATAGCCGTCCGCCCACCATTCCGTTTCAAAGGTTTCGGATATGGATGCCAGCGCATCCCAGCAAGTGGTATTGTTATATTCAATGGTCTGCCCGGACTTCTCCACTACCTCACCAATACCCCAGACATCACGCCCGTAGATACGGTTCATGTTCTCTATCCACTTTTCCAGATGTGCACGTGGGGTGCCGTCAAGGCTGAACTGAGGTTCATACTGCCCGTCCGTCAGGTTCAGATACATCACACGCTGTGCATCATGTTCCGGGCCATAGAATTTAACGGAGTAGGTATACTCCAGGCTGGACTTCTGTTTTGGCTTATATTCCTTATTGATACTGAACTTTACACCCGATAACATCACATAATCGTTCACATCCAGCATCACGAAAGCGGGATGTGTGAAAGAAACGGAAATAGTATTCTCCGCCATCAACTCATTGTTCCAGGTAGATGATGAAGACGTACTCACAGTCAGCTTCAGTTCTCCGCTCTGATTATAAATTTTAAGTTCCATTCAAACAATATTTAATCGTCATTTAAAAACTCCGTGAACCCTGAGTCACTCCGTGGTGAATCCCGGTTTCGGCTCCCGGAACTTCACTTTCCAACGCCCGATAATTCTGCCGTCCGTGGCATCCTCCAGAACTTTGGCATCCGCTATTCCTTTATAATAGAAACGGTATGTCGTCGGCAGTTCCTTCACCTTCAGGTTTACCCAGCCCGCACGGATGGCTTCCATGAATGCGGCGCGGCGGGTGTTGTATTCCGATAAAGTCGAAGCGCATACGGCTATATACAACGTTACATCCCGTGCCTTGTAGCGGGGGGAAGGCAATACGTCCGGAAGTTCCTCGCCGTCACGCTCCCGGAATTCCACAGTGGTATACTCTTTCATCTCCAAAGGTTTCTGCAATTCCCCGAAGTTGAAGTTGTCATCCACCTTGTCCTCGCACAGGAAAGCGAAGTACTCCGTCCAGGCATCCACGCCATTGATAGTCATATATCCGGTTAAGTTCATCATACTATTTTTACTTTTGCCCCGTCACGGTCTTGCCGGGTAATGATTTCAAGAATATCTTCTAGCAACTTGCAGTAGGCCGTATTCTCCGCTATCTGCACGAATATCTCATGGTCCGCGTCACGTCCCTTCTTTAGTTCTTCCAATAGTTGGTGCATCCCGCTTACGTGATCCTGCACCGATCTTCCTATTCCTTCCAGTAAAGTCCCCTGTTCCTGGCTCATGGCAGTATATGCTCCACTCCGTCCGCTCTGGGATGCATCCTCATCCGGCTTGAATATATCGAATCCCTTATCTTTCGCCATCTGCTGATAGGCTTCCAACAATGCGTTGAAATCCCCTTGCTTACCCATCACCTCATCCGTCATGCCGCTTAGTAGTTTGATATACTCCTTGAATTTCTCGTCGGCGGACAGATCAGCATCTTGCGTCACGGCCAGCATCTTCTGCTGTGCCTTTTCAAAGATGTCGCCGAACAACGTGGAATAAATCATTTGTTTGCCCAGGCTCTCCAGCATCTCCGACACGCTATCGTAATAGGCGGTGGCGGCATCCGTGCCATTGGCCCACGAATCCACAAGCGTATCGGTCAGAGTGCCTCCAAGGTCTCCGAAGATGTCCGTCAGGTAATCCTTTACCTTTTCTACGGCGTCCTGGTATGCCTTCCAGTAGTCCGACATTTCCTGCAGGTACTGCTGGTTTTCCTGGCTCAGTTTGCCGAAGGTGTCCGAGCCTATGAACTTCTCCAGCGCGTCCTGATTCACGGTACCGTCCGCATTGAACAATTCCGGCACGGCATCTTTCAGGGATGAATATTTAGCTGACCTGAACCAGGTCTTATGCTGTATCTTCACCTGCATGTTCGCGATGGAATCGCCCAAAGACTTATATGTATTCTTCAGCCCCATGGCCTCCGCCGTCGCTCCCGCAAAGCCTGTGAATATCTTGCGGTTCTTGATCTTGTCCAGCGTGCCGTTATACCTGTCCAGGGCTTCCCTGGCAAGGTCCACGTTCTTGATGGCGTTGCCCCACAGGTCATCACCGAATATGCTTTTCTTGTCGGTGGATATCTCAGCGTTCAGTTTTACAAGTGCCAGCTCATAGTTCAGCTTGGCCATTTCCTTGCGGAATTCCTCCATATAATCCGTACGTTTGAACAGGCTTGCGATGGCGGTCGCCACTTTCAGGGCCGCCGAAATGATAACAAGGATGACGGAAGCCTTTTCGACGGTCGACATGGATTCCGCCGCGACTTCAGTGGTTCCTACTATGGCCTCCGCCGAATCTTCCGACAGTTTGGTTATGCCGCCAATGATACTCAGCGTAGACGTGGATATGGTGCCGGCGGTCTTGATGATATCACCGGCCACGTCACCCACGGAATTGCCTATATCATTGAAGGAATCTTCCACATCTCCCAGCACGCGGTTCAGTTCCGACCATTCCTTAATGCTTTTCTTATTGTCCTTCTTATCTTTTCCCTCTTCCTTATTATTCGCTTTGCCGCTGACCGTATTCTTCAATGTAGTAACCTTGGCACGCTTTACGGCCAGCCCCTTGTCATCCGGATTCAGGAATTCCGCCCGCTCCAATTCCCGTTCCGCTTCCACAAGCAGGCGTTGCAGCTCTTCGAGGTTGAGGTTCACCACATTGGCCGCCCAGGACTTGAATACTTCCTCGCGGGCGGCGAACTCGCTGTCTATGTCTTCCAGGGCTTTTTCTTTCTGATAATCCAGTTCGTTGAGGGTTTCATCGGAGGCGCCGCCTTTCTGCAAGACATTGCGCTTGTCATCGAAGCTTTTCTCCGTGGACGTGCGTTTGGTGATATATCCCTGGAATTGCTTCGCGTATTCTTCCAGCTTCTTGCGTTCCTTTTCAGTGGCCTCTTTATTAATCTTATCCAGTTCGCCTTCATAAATAAGAAGGGCGGCGGCACGTTCGGTGCCCGCATCGTTCTGCACTTGCTTATACTCATCCGGGCTCACCTTCTTACCGCTTTGTTTGGCACGATCCAGCTTGTCCTTCAGTTTCTTCTCTTGCCGGTCAATGCGTGACAGTTCTTCCTGGTATTCCAGTTTAGCCAGTTTACGACGCTTTTCGTACCCCTCCTGCATCACCTGGACGGTAGCGGCTTCCAGCTTCTGCTGGGCACGGAGGCGGGCTTCGGCAAGTTCAGTCTGGTAATCCTTTTTATCGGTACCGCCGGTTGTCTTTCCGTCTCCGTTATCATAGACCTTCAGGTTTTTACGGGCTTCCTTTATCTGGTCGGTCGCCTTTTTATATGTTTCCACCACGGACTTGTCAATGCCCAGAGAAAACAGGTCGGTACCTTCCTTTGCAGCATCGTCCAGAGCCTTCTTTACATCGGACTTGATTTCTTTCAATATGCCTTCTGCACGATCCTGTTGCTGTTTCCAGTAGTCGTAAGTCCCTTCTTCGGGCTGAGGAAATATATCCAGCGTTTTGATATGATCTTCTATGGTAGCAATGTTTTCACCATAGCTCTTCACATTCTCAATCAAGTCGCTGTATATTTTCTTCTGTTCCTCTACATTTCTTCTGGCTTTTTCTATCTTTTTTTCCGCATCTGTTTTGGCCGTGGCGGTTCCGAAGCCCGTCTCCTGTTTTTTGCTGAATTCCGTTTTTAGTCTTTCATATTCCTGTTCCGCCTTCGCTACCGTCAACTTTTGGTTACGCCTCTTTATTTCTTCCTTGTCTTTCTTGACCGCAATGTCCGATATCTTGTCCATATAATGCCGTGCCACCGCACTGGCATAAATTTGTTTGCTTAATGATTTGTAGGCCGCTTCCAGTCTGCCAAGGTTGATGTTTTCACCGTCAAGGATATTTGCGTACTCCGGATATCGCTTTATCCATTCGTTAACGGCAGCCGTGCGTTCCTTCGTTGATAAGGATGTGCTCTTCAGTTTGGCGTATAGGATATCCAGTTCTGCCCGTTCTTTCTTGATGCTGTCTGACGCTTTCCTACGCGCCAATGCCATTTCCTGCTCAGCGGACAATAAGTCAAGCGTAGCGTCTTTAGCCTTGAACAGCCCCTTCACCCATTCCCCGATCTCCTTTCCATACACCACCGTCAGCGTGATAGCCGCCGCCATCGCCGTCTGCCAGGAAAACAACGACGTCAGCAACTGTTTCCAGATGGGTGTCGCCTTCTTCCCTGCGGCCGTCATCAACTCATATTCCTTCCGTGCCGATGCCACCGCATCCGTAAACATCGGAATGTTATTGGATATCGCCAGGAAGAACATCTGCGGTCCCATCGCCAGTGCCGGAAGCTCGCGGGCGATCTGTTGCATGCTCATCTTGACGTTGTTCAGTTTCGGGGCCGGGTCATAACGCATGATCGGCGTGTCGTTGCTCTCCTGTTTGGCCACTTCATACTTCATCAGCGTTTCCGTCAGTGAGCGTACCTGTGCCTCCAGTGCCTTTATCTTTGCCGTATCTTCCGGATTGACAACGCCCGTTGCCGCCGATTCCAGCGATTTCTGTCTCAGTGAGTCTATATCCTTCTGGATATTGATGATAATGGCCTTCACCCTCTCGCCGGAACTCTCCATGGCCCTGATTTCATCCGTAATGTACCCCGACAGGTCGATATCCGGCTTCACCGGAACTTCCGCTTGCTTCTTCAGGCGTTTCAGTTCTTCCTCCAGCTCCACAATCTTGCCTTTCAGCGCCTGTATGTCCGCCAGGTCGGAAGGCGAGGAAACGCCCGTAGACAACGCATCCTTGAATGCGGACTGCAGGCCGACCAACTCCTTTTTCAGGATATTGATAACCTCCTGCATCCGCGTCTCCAGTCCGGTGATGTTCCGTTCTGCCGACTGCATGCCGCCGCGGGTTCTGTCATCCAGGAATATTTCAAGTTTTATGGGTTTCATCTCAGTCTTCCTCCTCTAATTGTTGAAAATAACTTAGCGGGTCAATGCCTTTTTTATCTCCGGAAGAAGCGGCTTTGTTATCTTCCGCCTCCAGTTCACGCAGGTACTCCAGCGTCGTTTTCTTCCGTCCGTCCACGCGGCGGGGATAATCCTGCCACATCAGCATCAGCGTCGGGTAATTAACGCCACGCATGATATATTTCATGCTCCAGCCTGTATCACGTGCAATCTGTCCTATCAGTCCGAACGGGCTATGCGCGGGTTCCGTGTACCCCTTTAACTCCCGTTCTACCTTTTTCCGTGGCTCAGGTTTGGCGACATCAGGTTCATCACCTCCGCCAATCTGATAATATTTCCGAAAGGGACAGTATTCATGGTGCCGATGGCGAGCATCCAGGCTTCCTCCAGTGCCGCCGGATGCATGCAGTTCCTCAGCATCCACGCCACCGGACGGTTCAGTAACCGGCCCAATATCCAGCCCCGGACAATGCCGTAAGCCACCATGCGGCTCACCGTCTTCGTATGCTTCTGCATGAACTCCAGCTTTTGCTCGAAGGTATATGCCTTCAGGTCATCGTAGCGAACGCCCATCTTCAGATACATACCGGTCATGCGGGTACGGCTTTCCAGGTTAGGAACCCGCAGCACCCAGCGGATGTATCTGCCGCCAAGAAGACGAAGCGGCAAAGAAATGCCGTTGTCCGCCAATACCTTTGCCGCTAAAGATTCTGTTTGAAAATCCGCCATGAGTGTAATCATTCAGCGGGAACCACCGGATTGCCCGTATCAGGATCGATACCTTTAGCAAATATCTTCAGGCGTTTGCCATCCGCATCTTTAAGCAACTCGATATTCAGTGCCAGTGCCAGCACTCCCTGCGAGTTGATGCCATTGGCAAAGTCATTGCCTGTCACTTTTGCGTTGTAGAAACGGATAGTTTCACCGCTGTCGCAACTGATATCCATCACACCGGTCTTTTCCCATTTTTCAGGCGGTTCCCAGTTGCCTTTGGCATCTTTGGTACCTCCGATTGTGTTTACCAAACTTTCCGTAGACAGGTCTATCAGGTTACAGGTAAACGCTTTCTTGCCCGGATTGCTGGTGATTGTGGCAACGGGACCGTCCTTCACCTGAGCTGCGTATACGTCTACCTGTGTAGGGGCAGTGCCTGCCGGTTGAAGTCCTTGTTCGTCTATCCATCCGATTACCTCACTGGCAAACTTCACTTGGTTCAATCCATATATTGCATTCATAAGTTCTCTGTTATTTAAGTTCTGTTTAATCGCCGTCCAATCAGTATCAGAATAAGAACGATAACGGCTATCCGTCCTATCCATATTTGGAACCATTGCCAACCGGTGGGTTCTTTTATCACCTCCGGAGGCAGTTCCTTTACCTCTTCCGAAGTTTCATTCCTGATCCGTACCAGTTCTTCCGTCAGCAGAATCACCTGCCGTGCCAAGCTGTCACATGTAGCGGTCACTTCAATGCTGTCTCCCGATATCCGGGTAACATTCACCGTGGCCTGCCCGCTGCGTTTACTGAAGCCCGTCCCTATCGGTATAGCATTCAGCATCCCCGTCGGAAATACGGTCTTCGCCATGCTGGGCGGTACCGGTTCCTGTAGGAGCGCGAACCCTCTTCTGCTTTGCAGGCTGTCTGTGCCGCTGACGGTCCGTGTCAATTGTCCCGGACTTTTGCAGCTCGCTGCGGATAGGGCAATCAGCATAATGCTTGCAGGTAGAAGCTTTCTGGATAGTACGGTTAAGTTCGCGCACCGCCTTGTAAAGTTTGATATTCTCATTCTGTAAGTCTATTAATGTTCCCGACAAGTTGTCGTACATTTCTTTATAAGCGTCGTTCCGCTCTTTGGCGGCGATTACCTTATTGTTCTCCCGATGTCTCAGCCATGCCCACAAGGAACCGGCAATGCCGCTTGGCACAAGCCATTGGAGAATCTGCATTATCAAGTCCGAGTTCATGGCTAATCACTTTTCACTGTTCGTTAAACACTAAAGCAAGTTCCATCCTGCCACTACGTCCGCCATCACAGCCGGTACCCCGTTCTCCACCCGCGACATCGCGGCGGCGAAAGCGCACATCGTTGCCCGGTCGTTCACATCGGGCACGTAGCTGGAAGGTACCTGCATTTCCCTGCATACACGGTTGATATAGCCGGATGTATTGTTCTCCACAGGCGGCGCCCACCGGTTGATGAAGTCGGCTATCGTGCGGCAGCCGTTCAATTTCCGGTAGTTCTGCAACAGCTTGATGAGAGCACGATATCCGTAGGCCATTGTGCTGAACTGGCAGAACGAGCGGTCCTGTGAGGGGCGCACCTCCCCCTGCCACCGGGTGGTGGCAGAGAGGCGGATATTGCCGGGGTTGTTATTACGCAGCCCTCTGCTCATCACTCACTCATAGCTGAAGTTCCGATACTGATGTAGGCGTTTCCATCGTACATCAAAGTAGTCACCGTGCTTGCAGCGCAGGCCACATCTCCAATAGTTTGTGCCGCGGCACTGGCATTTCTGATGATAAGCAGCGAGCCAGCCTGAACTTGCGTGTCCAATGCGAAAGTGGTTGCAGCGGTTGCAGCTGCGATGTCCACTATTTGAGGGTTGCAGTCATGTATCAGGTCCTTTCCTTCGGGCTTACGGGTCACAGCTACCGGAAACGGGATTTGCATACAGCGGTCTCCTTCTTCTGAATAAGGAGCTACGAAGTCGAAACTTCTCCGCGATTTCATGTTAATATAACTCATAGTCTTTTATCTTTTTTAGAAGTTAAACTTTCTTGGTAGTAAACATGGCACCCAGATACTTACCAGTAATAGGTAGGGCGATACCGCGCATATTGAAGCCCAATACATCGCCACGGTATTCCGGGTCATTCAAGCGATAGTACATGTCTTCCATGCTCTTGGCACGGCAGACAGCTTCACGGTACCATACCGTAGAAGCGATGGCATCCGTATCACGAACCGGTGCATTCCACTCCACTTTCTTCCCCGTAGTACCGTTGAACTTCGGAACCATCGAAGTGACGTGAATCTTGAAACCGAACATGGAACCCGTGGAAAAGAATGTCTTGAACATTTCCAAATCCTGAAGCTGGAGGTCAGTGGCATGGTATGGGTGCAGTGCCAGGATACGCCCCTCTTTTGGAACCAGCATCATGTCCAGTTGGGTGGAGAGTGCCAGTATCTTCTCGTAAGTCATGGCTACATATCCGGTACCCTGCTTGCTGGCATTGCCATCATTCAGTTTCAGCACCGGGGTAGTTGCGCTGTCTTGGGTAGGTGCCCAATTATAAATGGCCAATTGAGAAAACTGCATCTGCAAGGACTTCTGGTGACCGGAGGCCACACTCTTGCGTTTCTCAGCCGATTCCTCTATTTCTATAGCGTTGATATGTACCGTATTCTCCGTATCAAAACGCTTCATCGGAATCTTATAAGGCTTGTCTCCACGGGCCACTACAGGAATCGGGTATACTTCATTATCGATGAATACACGCGGATCAATTCCCGCTTCCTGCAAGTTCAGATACTCATTGTCCGTCCACATACTGAAATCCCGCGAATCAGAGACAAACGATGTTTCAGGATAGAATTTTTCGATGATCTCCGGAATCCAGATTTCCTTGTTCAAGCCTTCAGCCAAACAGCCGGTGAGTTGCAACGGAATTAGCGAAAGCCCCATCTGGATGCCGAACATCAAATTATGGTCAATGCCGATACTCTGTGCGAACATCCCCGAAGTTGTGAAATTAAACAGCAACGCTGTCAACAGTGAAAAGATGAATTTTGTCTTCATTGTCTTTTTATTTAGAAAGTTATTATTCCGGGTACTTACCGTAGGCATCAAAGAACTTCTCCCGGTAGAGGTCCTTATCCTTTTTCAATTCTTTCAGCATATCCTTCTCAAGGATTTCCTTGAAGGTCATGTCCGACAACTGCACATTGCCCGATGTCTGGCTTCCTGCCCGGACTTGCGGGCTGACAGCCTGGCGCGCGGAAATGGAACTCAGGCGAACTTCCGCTTTGGCAAAATTGTCCGCAAAGTCTTCCAGCCAGCTTTCCTTGCCTTTGGCGTCGATGCGTCCGTCTTTCACGGCGGCATCCACCAGGGTGATGGCTTTCTGCTTATTGCTTTCCTTTTCCGCTGTCTCGAAGGCAGTCACTTTGTTCTGCAATGTCTGTTTCTCGGTCTTCAGGCTTGCATTCTCGGCTTGCAGATTGTCGCGAAGGGTAATCAGTCCCTGCACGGCTTCCTGAACGGCTTGGTCGGACGCCGAATCCGACAGCTTCAACATCTGTGTCAAATAACTCATGTTGCTTGGGGTTTTATGGTTAATACTAATGTTTTTGTCATCCATCAGGCGGATAAGCGTTTCCCGGTCATTCAAGTCTATGCGTTTGCCGGAATGGCGGTCGAACATGGCCAGAGCGTTGTGATTGGAACCGATAGGGCAAATAGACACTTCACGCAACGTCCATTTAGTGATAGTCACTCCTGTCTGCCCCTCTATTTTTAAACCGGCGTCCTCGCTCACCTCTTCGGGCGGCCATGTGCCTATACTTGTCATGCGCAAAAAACCACGGTCCACTTTTCCCTGTATTTTTTTGCTCTTGTCGTCCTCTTCATCAAACACGATATCCATCAGAATACGTCCGCCTTCCGTGCGGATATTCTCGGCACGTCCTATGGGCATGTCCCAGTCGTCATGGTTGTAGAAGACATTCGGGTTCTTGCGGAACTCTTCAAGGTTGGCGCCGGAAGTCAGCATACGGAAACCGTAGGTATTCACCGACTCATCGTGCACACAGAATGTATAGGATTTACTCATCGTTTTCGGGTTTTGTTTGACGCAAAATTGAGGCAATAAAACGAGGCGTGCAAATCGGGTTGTAACAGTTTCCACTATCACGTAAACAACTACAGAACAGCGCACAACGTTTGCAAACCGATTATTTTTAATGCGAACCGCAACCTAACTTTGTGCTGTAACAATGGAGGAAAAAGTATGTCTAAAACGCTTACAAACCAACAGAAAAAGGACTGGGCCAAGTTGCTCTTCATGCAGGGAGAACTGCAAATACAGCAAATTGCGGCAAAAGTGGACGTCAGCCGTGTTACCCTGAGCCGATGGATAAAGGAAGGCAACTGGGAGATGCTGCGGGCAGCCATAACTACCACCCGCGAGGAACAGGTACGCAACCTGTATATGCAGATAGCGGAGTACAACAAGGCCATCGCGGCACGTCCGGACAAGTATGCCACTTCGTCCGAAGCGGACGCCATCAACAAACTGTCATCCGCCATCAATAAGATGGAAGGCGAGTACGGCATTGCCGATATCATCAGCGTAAGCAAACAGATGCTTTTCTGGCTCCGCAAGCGCGACCCGGAAAAAGCAATCGAACTGAGTTATTTTTTCGATGAATTCGTAAAGGAAAGGTTGAGGTGACGTCATGGCAAAGAAGAAACTAACCGGAAACAAGAAAATGTTGTCCGACGACTGGGACGAAACCCTACGGCAGATACGTACTCAGACGGCGGTAGACTTCACCATGTCCGGTGAGGAAAAGGCGAAGAAGCTACGCGAGCTGGAGGCAAACCCTATCGGGTGGATGAAGTTCATGTTCTACAAGTATGCCAAGTATGAGTTCGCCAAATTTCAGAAAAAAGCCATCGACCGGATTATCGGTCACTCTGACGGCAACTGGTATGAGGTGTTGAGCTGGTCGCGCGAGCTGGCAAAGAGCACCATCGTCATGTTCATCATCCTTTATCTGGTCATAGTGAAGAAGAATAAACGTTGCGTCATCATGACCTCCGCCACCAACCAGGGAGCCATAAAGCTGCTGAACCAATACCGGGCACAGTTTGAGGCGAACGAACGTCTGAAATACTTCTACGGCAACCTGATTGGAGACAAGTGGACGGAAGACTACTTCACCCTCAGCACCCGCGTGTCCTTCATGGCCATGGGATGGGGGCAGTCACCGCGTGGCGTCAAGATGGATGAGGTCCGGCCGGACGTGCTGCTGATGGATGACTACGACACGGACGAGGAATGCCGTAACCCGGATATAGTGAACAACAAATGGAACTGGTTTGAACAGGCCCTGTTCTTCACCCGCTCCATCAGCGAAGCGTTGCTGACCATCTGGACGGGCAACGTAATCGCCAAAGATTGCTGCGTGTCCCGAGCCGGAAACAAGGCGCGTGAGCTGGCGGCACGCGAGAAACCTATCGGCAACTGGGATATCGTCAATATCCGTATGGTGGATATCAACCGCCCCGACCCGCAGATGGATTACCAGTTCGGCACGTCCGTCTGGCCTGAAAAGAACTCCGAGGAAATCATTGACGAAGTGCTGGCGCAGGTCAGCCTGGCGAGCGGGCAGAAGGAATGTTTCAACAACCCGGTGGTGGAAGGCTCCTACTTCAAGGAAATCAAATGGGGCGAGTGTCCGCCCATACACAAGCTGAAGTACATTGTCAGCTATGGCGACCCTGCCCCCAGCAATAAAACCAGCAAGAAGGCAAAGAAGAACTCTTTCAAGGCTAACTTCCTGATGGGATTGTACGAAGGAACGCTTTATGTATATACCGGCTACCTGAAGCACGTCATCAACGATGAATTCGTGAACTGGTATTACTACATGCACGACTACGTGCGCGAACGCGCCCAGACCCGGAACTACATTGAGAACAACAAACTTCAGGACCCATTCTACCAGCAGGTATTCGTTCCGCTCTTCCTCGCCAAAGGCAAGGAAAACGGATATTACATCAATATCTCACCCGACGGGCGTGACAAGCCCGACAAGTTCGTGCGTATAGAAGGTAACCTGGAACCGCTCAACCGTGCCGGCCGGCTGGTACTGAATATCCGCGAAAAGGACAACCCGAATATGCTACGCCTGGAAGAACAGTTCCACCTGTTTGACGATGGCCTGCCTGCACCTGCCGACGGTCCCGACGCCATCGAGGGCGGTTACTACATGTGCCAGCAACTCAACGCCCACATCGAGGCGGGCAGTTGCTGGGTAGGCCATCGCCCGCGAAATTCAAAACGAATGTAAAACTTAATATTTTATACAATCATGGCTTATTTGGATATAGAAGAAATGACCACGCATATCTATGAAGAAGATATGGACACCATCAGCCACGGTGATGACGCTGCCATGATGTCGGCCATCGACGCCGCCATTGAGGAAGTGCAAGGCTATCTCACCAAGTACGACACCGGTAAGATTTTCGCTGCCCGCGGTAAGGAACGCAACCCCATCCTGTTACTTTTTATCAAGGATATCGCAGCCTGGCACTTCTGCAACATCTGCAATGCCGGAGTTGACATCGAAATGCGTGAGAAGCGATACGACCGGGCAATAGAATGGCTAAAAAACAACCAGAACAAGCAGAACCCGAACTTGCCGGCAGCACCCGAAGCAAGCGGGCACTGCAAACAGTGCCAGGGAGAAATAGCCTTCGGTAGTAACCGCAAACGGGATAATCATTTTTAATTTATCATCATGGTACAGAAAAAGAAGAATAAGAAGCAACTCCCGGCAGCCGTCACAAAAAAAGTGGTGACTCCGGTTTACAACCAGATACTGATACAGCCCGTGCGTCGCGGGTTCAATGATATCGGCACATGGAAGAGCGCGATACGCGCCGCGGACATGGGGATACGTATCCGCTTGTACGACCTCTATGAAGACGTATTGATAGACGGCACCGTCACCGACGCCATCGGCAAACGCATCGAGGCGATAACGGACTGCGACATCAACTTCACGGTGAACAAGAAAGAGGTGCCGGTGATGACGGAACTCATGGACACCATTGAGTTTGAAAACCAACTGAAGGAAATCATGTGGTGCCTGTTCTGGGGAATTTCCGTTGATGAATACACGTTTGTCAACGGGTTCGACTTCAACAGCATTCCCCGCAAGCACATCCGCCCGAAAGAAAAAATGATACTCCGGGAGCAGAGTGATACATCCGGCATCAGCTACGAGAATGACGACATGATTATCCAGTGGGGCGATGATGAAGACCTGGGATTGTTGTTGAAGATTGCCCCTTATGTCATCTACAAGCGCGGCGGGTTTGGCGACTGGGCGCAATTTGTCGAACTCTTCGGCATGCCGCAACGCATAGGCAAGTACAACAGCATGGACGAGCAGAGCCGCCGCCTATTGATACAGGCTTTCGAGGAAGCCGGGGCGGCTCCCTACCTGGTGATACCCAAAGAAAGCGAAGTGGAACAGACCACACTTTCAGGCAGCGCCAACGGCGGACTGTACAATGACTTCCGCAATGCCTGCAACGAAGAGATACTGATAACCATCCTGGGGCAGACCATGACTACCAAAGACGGCGCTTCCCTGTCGCAGAGCAAGGTGCACATGGAGGTACAGGAGAAGAAACACCGCAGCGACCGCCGTTTCGTGATCCGCATGCTGAACAAGTACTTCGTGCCGTTGCTGGAACGGCGCGGATATCCGGTGCATGGCGGCAAGTTCTCGTTCGTGGACAAGAAGGATGAAATCAAGGTGGAGGAACTGAAGACGCTTTCCACCATGATACCTATCCCGCGCACCTATGTCTATGAGAAGTATGGTATTCCCGAGCCTAAAGACGGGGATGACGTATTGTTGAGCACGCCAGGCGAAACGGCACAGGAACCAGACAACGAGCCGTCTTCGCCACCCAAACCGGTAAAGCCTGAAATCAAGGCCGGCACGCCGGTTGGGGCTGTAAAGAACGCCGACGACCGCGGCATTTGGGAGCGGATAAAGTCTTTTTTCGTAGCGGCCCCGCATCCGGGCGGGGCTGGCACAATCCGCATGAGTGACACGGACACGTTGGACGACCGTCTCATTAAGGCTGTATGGAACGGGGAACTGACGGAGTTCAGCCCCGAACTGTTCCGCTACTTCTCCAATGACTTTTTAAAAGCCATTCAAACATCATTTAAAGACGGGGTAAAAAATGCCGATGTCGGCATCACGTACAATGCACCGGATGACGTGTTCCGCACTGCCATGGAACAGAACCTGTTTCACTTTTCGGCGGCAAAGACACTGGCGGAAATACAGGAGTTGAACCGGCTCTTCCGGGAAAGCAAAAGCTTTAACGAGTTTTACAACAAGGCGAAGGAAGTGACGGACGTATTCAACAAGACCTGGCAGAAGACTGAATGGGACACAGCGGTGCTGACGGCGGAAGCGGCATCAAACTACCGGCGCTTGCGCAGCAAGAAAGAAATATTCCCGTTCTGGGAATACAAGACGGTGCATGACGGCAAGGTACGTGAAGAACACCTGAAGCTGCACGGTGTCATCCTGCCCGAAAGTGACCCGCGTTGGAACAAAATATACGTTCCGAACGGATGGTGTTGCAGATGCTGGGTAGTGGGCCGCATGAAGCACCAGGTTAAATTTGACGTGGAAGAGATGCGCCGCCGGGTTGATGAATTTCTGGAAACCAAAGAATGGAAGATGAGTGCGGCGCAGGGCTGGGGAGTCAACCGGTGCGATTCTGCACAGGTATTTACGTCAGACCAGATGTACATAAACAAGTTCCCCCGACAGTCGTCGAGCAGCATGGGAAAGCAAACGGCACAGAAATGGGGGTTGGAATCTGTTCCTGCCAGCATGGAAAAGAAGCCGGAGAAGATGCCCCGCACGGAGAAAAACGAGCAACAGGTATGGGAAGAACTGGAACAGGACGGTGTAATCACACTTCCCGATTATCAGGGCAGAAACATCATTGTCGAGAAATCCCAGTTCGACAGCCACACCACGGCAAAGGGACGTGACAACCGCATCGCCTTGTGGGATGCCATGCTGGAGACACTCCGGTCGCCCGATGAAGTATGGCTGAACGATGAGATAAAGAAGAACGAGCTGGACACATACAGCCTGTTGCGTTATTATAACGACGGCGTCATGGTAGTGAACTACCGGATAGAGGATGAAAAACTGCTCTTGAAGACCTGGTACGAGATGGTAACCAAACTGTCGAAAGGGAAACGGGAACAACTGCAAAGGATATGGGACAAGCGCCGGCATGGGCTGTTGATAGAAAAGCGTCAGAGTGCATCCTTGCGTCCGTCCGAACCATAAGGTGAAGCGACCCGTCGCTTCTCCGCCCCTCCGGATTGGATAGCCGGTGTTGCACTCTTCCTTGGACTGTTCACCGGCAACCCGCCATTTTTTCAGACGTACAGCTACGTCCCTCCGTCCCAGGGTAAACGCTCATTTGAGTCGCCGATGGTGAACTCTGCAAAAATACGAATTAAATTTGTAATAGAATGGATATCAGCAAGGTATTGAGACAAAAGATGAATGAGGCCATGAACGCGGTGCCGGACCTGGTAGCGGAACTGGCGGTGGATTATTTCAAGGAACGGTTCAGGTATAAGGAGTTCGACGGGAAGAAATGGCCGGGTCCCGGACAGGGATATAAACGCGCCAACGGTTCATTGCTGGTGGATAGCGGACATCTCCTGAACAGCATACGCCCGGCAGAAGTGTCAGCTCGCAAAGTAGTTATCTCAGCCGGCAACGACGATGTTCTCTATGCCAAAGTCCATAATGAAGGATTCTCCGGCAGTGTGGTTGTCAAAGCCCACGACCGCACCGGTAAGAAAGGCAGGCAGTACGTTGTAAAGCAGCACACCCGGAAAGCATTGATACCTCAACGCCAATTCATGGGCGAAAGCCGTGAACTGAACAATATATTGAAGAAAGACATTGAACAACTTTTTAAATCCATCATAGAAGAATGAAAAAGGAAATCATGAAGGCGGTTATGGACCGCATCAAACAAGGGGTTCCGGCATTGCGCTGGATAGACGCGGACGAAGGGCAACTGGATTTTGCGGAAAACCGCCCGCCGGTGGCATTCCCTTGCTGCCTGGTAGAACTGTATTATCCCGATGCCGAAAACATGGCGGGAAACCATCCCACCGTGCAGCGTGTGGAAGCCGCTATAGCTCTAAAAGTGGGGTTCAACGACTGTGCTTCGTTCAACGTTAACAAGCCCGTACAGGTGCAGGAAACAGCCTTCGCACGCCTCGACATGCTGGAGAATATCCACGTGTTGTTGCAAGGCTTCCGCCCCGTAGAAGGCTGCGTCAAGCCGCTGCGCCGGAAGAGTTGCCGCCCGCAGAAGCGGCCGGACGGATTGAAGGTATATGAAGCGGTGTATGTGGCGGAATTTATAGACAGGATTTAGGATGCGTCACCACTTCCAGCAGGGATACATCCGTTGAAGCTGGCGGGCGGTGGTATGCGTGCTGCAAAGGTGCTCGAAATAATCGGCATACTCCAGCCATGCATTGTTGATGGTACGTTCATCAACGAAGAATTCGTTCTCGGCAAGGATGACGATTACATCGTCCAGGCGACGGCGCATGATTTCACGCCAATAGTAGAGGCGTGCCACCATCACCTGATTGCGCAGCTTTATGCGTTCGCCACGACTGACGGCAGTACGCTGTAATGGCGTAGTAGATGCCCGCCCGCACTCGCCGTTAAAAGCAAGATGATTGCCCGGAAAAAGTTCCAACTGATTGTCCATACCCCTGAAAACAGATTGATTACCCTATGCAAAAGTAATCGTAATAACATATTAATGCAACAAATAGCGTCAAAAAGCGTGTTCTGCCACACCGGATAAGGAGTTCACCTCACCTTTGCACCGTCTTTTTCGCGAAACGACACGGACTTAATTATTAATTCTTAATTTGACGAAGTTATGGTAAACTATTCTTTGGCTCACATGAGCACCAAACCGGGTGTAGAGAATGCACCCAAAAAGTATTACGCCAAAGCCCAGGCCAACGGCGAAATCACCATGGACGAGATAGCCGAGGACATCTCATACGCCACTTCCCTCACGGACGGTGACGTGCTGAACGCCCTTCGCGCCCTTATCCAGCAAATCAACAAGAATCTGGCGGCAGGAAAGATCGTCCGCCTGGAGAACTTCGGAACCTTCCAGATACAATTATGCTCGGTAGGCGCCGAAACCGAAAAGAAATTCACCAGCGCCAACATCACCGGCGCTTCCATCCAGTTCCGCCCCGGCAGGCCTATCAAGGCGGCCACACGTGCGGGCGATGGCGGACTGACGTTTCACCGCGTAGCAAAGAAGGGCGAAGCTCCGCTACCCGATGACGACAACAACAACGGCGGAAACGGTTCCGGCGGTGGCGGAGGACTGGATGAGAATCCGCTGGGATGACCCCGCAAAACTACCTATAGGTAGTGTCCCCACTACTTAGTAGTAGTGAACAAAGCACCCGGTAGTAGTTGCCCGATTACTACCGGGTAATTTTTTAACCCACTTTTAAAGAAAGGAAAACGCACAATGAATGAAGAAAAGAAACACGTCGGAGGCATTTATCTGAGTGATCTGGCACAACAATACTTTCCGAATAATACACCCCGAAGCGCGGTGAGCCAGCTGCATCGCTGGATAGCGCTGAATACGGAACTGACCCGGCGACTCGCAGAACTGTTTTACAAGTCCCGGCAAAGAGCACTGACACCGCTGCAACATGAGGCGGTACTGGAATGCTTGGGGGAGCCGGGAGAATGACCGGATCGTTTTCCTGACGTCAGGAAGATGGTAGAACGAAGAGAGCCGCCGCACGATGGTTGTGCGGCGGCTCTCTTCATTCTACCATTTTTGAATTGTTCAGTTATTAGTCATTTATGGGATGGTCTTTAACATCTCCGATTATCCATTCAATCGCTACTTTAATTCCTTGTTCATAACTCATACCGGGATAATTGGAAGAACCTGTTTCTTCTACCTCTGCACATTGGTTGAGCAAATCCCATATCTCCTGCTCTGTTCTTACTATATTCATGATTAAAGTTGATTTACTCTAATTGATTAATTCATATTTCAAAAATCTTGCAAGCGTATTTCTATCAACCTTACATATTTTTGCTATTTTACGCTGTGATATGCCTTCGTCAATCAATCCTTTTATCAAGGCATTTTTCCCATACAATTTATATTTGTCAGGAGAACTCTTTCTGCCTTTAGGACGGCCAAGGACTACGCCTTCCAATCTCTTTCTGGCTAATGCTTCTTTAGTCCGCTGGCTAATCATGTCACGTTCTATTTCAGCAGCAATTCCGAAAGCAAAAGCAAGAACCTTACTCTGTATGTTGTCTCCAAGTTCGTATCCGTCTTTTACTGTATAAACCTTAACCTCATGAAGCATACAGAACTCCAATATTCGCATAATCATGAATAATTTTCTACCAAGACGGGAAAGCTCGGATGTGATTATTACATCACCCTTTTGCAATTTCTTCATAAGCTTTCCCAATAACCGTTTTTCAGGCTCCTTCGTCCCAGATATGCCATCATCTATAATCCAATCATCAACTGACAATCCAAGGGATTCTGCTTTTTTGCAGACTCCTAACTTCTGGTTACTAGAGTCCTGCTCGTCCGTACTTACTCTTAAATATCCGTATATCATAATACTGATTCTATTAGTTGCATGGCTTCCAAACCATAATGTTTAATAATTATTTCCTTCATAGACATGTACTCCCATTCTTCAGGATACATATTCTGCAATCTACTGCCTAACGCAATTATATCAATTACCAATTTATTATCGATAGCTGATAACAGTGCATCATATAAGTCTATTATAGGTATATTCGGCAGTAATCTCTGAAATTCCTTTCTGAACTCCGCCCATTCGTTGACTTTATAAATATTCATCGCATTCTGTTCATTATGCATTGATTGATGCCCGAAATCCTCCATGTCGATTTGGTATAATATTTCTTTATGTCAAATATATCGCACATCATACACACTGGATTTATACGCTTGTTCTTTCTAACCCCAGCGCACTTAACTGGGTATCCCTGAATATTCTTACTTATATTCATTCTTAATTTGTTTTGGCTATTCATTTTTAAAGGTTATTTATCCACCTGATACAGCCTGCACCCCGTCTTTTCCTTTGCCCGGAGCAGGAAGCTTGCCGCTTCGTCACTGTCTATCACCAGTTTGATGGCGGTCAATCCTTCTGTTTTGGGTTTCTGGAGCAACAAGGAGCATGGCTGACCGTAGTAATTCCAGTAGAAGATAAATTCCGTTAAATGGAAATTATCTATCTGAACTATAAAGTTCTCAGGGATACGCTTCATTATACGTCATCTTTGCCAGTTGATATTCCGCATCTTGATTGCGTATGGTCTCCAGGCATTCACGCCAGCCGGGAAAACCTCCCAGATTCTTGTCATCAATGTACACATGCGCATACACCTTGTTTCCGCCTTCGCCATATCTGGCCACATTTTCCGGATTGTGGTCGTTCACCCGATCGAAAGGAATGCCATGTTCCAGCAGCCAGTTCACGGCATCCAGCAGAGGTTTCCCACTACGACACGTCCAGATGATGATGTAATGTCCGTCCTCGTGCAACTGCCGCAACACTTCGCCCGCATAGGGCTGTTCTCCAAGGATGACGGGATAATCGCTCCTGGCAATTGTCCCGTCAAAGTCTACCGCGATGATCATACACTATTCAATATAATAAGTCTGTACCAACTGATGATTCCTATAGATATGCAGCACTGTCCTGCCTTCGTCCGTACGAATTTCTGTTTTCACCTTCTCCGCGCGGATATTGCCGAGAGAACGTTGTGCCGCTATCTCCGCATTGACGAAGGCTTGCAGGTTCTGGAAGTCCCGCTCACTGCCTTGCAGGGTCATGCGCCCCGTGGCAGCGGCTACCGACTGCTGCACATTCAGCAGCCACTGCGGCTTATCATTCGGAATGATTGAACTATACTTTATCTGTGCCATTCTTCTTTAATTTATAATTACCTTTCCTTACCTCGCTTTTCGCGTCCTCCCGGCAGAGATACGTCCCGATATGCTTTCCGGTGGAACCGGTGGCGTCCCGCTTCATGAGGTACACCGCCCAGCATCTGCCTTTCGGCCGGTACTCATACCACTCATCCGGCTGCCGGGGCATCGTTTTCCTTTTTAGGTTCAACAAAAAAAGTCTCATCCTGCACCACCTGCACGCCAATCTTCGGGAAGTATTCCGCCACTTCGGGCAGTTCGCGATCCGCCAGTAGCTTGTCCTTCGCCAGTTCTTCCGATGTGCGGATATACGAAGGGAGAAGCTCTTTGCAGAGGTTCGTCACCGCCGCCCAGGTGAACCCCTTCAAGTTCTTCAACTTCGGGGTTCCGGTGCGGAAACCGAACACGCCATGGGCGCTCTCCACGCTTTTTTTCTTGGAGAATAGCTCGTCCTTGTTCTCCACCGCATAGGCCTGCACAATCTCGAAAGCCGCTTCTTTCCGGGCGTTCTGTTCCGCCAACTGGTCAGCATACTTCTCGCGGATGCGGGTCATCTCGATGTCCATCTTGGACGTAAGGTTCTGTACTTTGGCGTCGGCCGCCGCAAAGTCTGCGAATGCCTGTTCTGCCTGTTCGCGGCTGATGCCGCTGACTACTGTTTTCTTAGTTCTTGCCATAATTCCTTTTTTTATTGGGTTAATAGTTAATTTTCTCTCTTCTTTCCCTGTTCAGCTTGCGCCGCTTTTCCTTATTTTCCAGTGCCTTCTTCGGAGTTTCCAGCGCCTCCAGTTCCCGGTCCAGACGGTCATAGCGTATTTGTTCCGCCCGATAGGCATCCAGCAGGCGGTCATATTCGGAAGGCTTCAGTTTATCGGTGCCATTTATCAGGCGTTCCTGAAGGTCGCAGATGCGGTCGGCACTGGCTTCCAGTCGTCCGGCAAGTTCCTGACGGCGGTCGGAGTTGTCCGGGGTTTTGCGGATATAGTCTCTCATAGTTCTTCCTCCTTTCATTTCAAGCTACGGAAATTCTGCACTTTGGGGCTACTTTCCAGTTCACTCTTACTATAGTACACCCGCCCCGCCTTTCGATAACCGGTGATAAATCCCTTGCGTTGCCAGGAGTTCAGCGTCTCGCGGCTGCAACCGACCCATTTTGTAGTCTCTTCCTGGCTGATGAAGTCTGCCCGGTTCGTGTCCGGCTTCTTCTGGTATTCGGCACGTTGGCGGCGCTCCTTGCAAAGTTCGTCCACAAGTCCTTCCAGCAGGTTCACCCGCCGCATCAACGCCTGATACTCCTGATAGGATACCGTCTGCCGCTCCTTCTTCTGCGCAGGTACAAGTTCCACCGGATATTTTTCTGCATCAGGTATCAGTTCTTCCAGTTCCAACCCGCCTGCGGCAAAGCGTGCAGCGTCACGCAAGGCATAAAAGAACTTGTCGTCCTTCTTGTCTTCACCAGCGGACACCACGAATTCTTTAAAGAGCTGAGTTTCCGTGCGTCTCTGTTCCAGTACTTCCGCCTGGGCCACACTGATCCGGTCGCTCTTCTTGCGGAGGATGGCGGCGGCACGGTTGATTTCTTCTTGCTTTCTCATGATTCAATTATTGTTTTATTTTTCGTTCTTCACGTCTCATAAATGCCTCCAGTTGCTTCTTCGTTTCCTGAAGTTCCCAAAGTACCATTCGCGTCACATCCTTGCGGACCTTGGTGTATTTCCGTGCCCAGACGTTGAGTTTCGCCACGTTCATCTGATATTCTTCCTCATTATCACTACTGAAGCCTTGATTCAGTTGCGGTATAAGGAATGAAAGGCGGTAGATGTCGCGGAACACCATTTGCGCTTCCTTGCGTTGAAGTTCGCGAGCTTTGTCATCCATCGGGTTCAGCTTCCCCAGCAGTTGCTGAGCTTCACGTATCGTCAACTCCTTGCTGCTCTGTGTCCGCCCACCGGTGAAAGAATAGATGCAACCGTGGCGGGCATCAGCATCCATACGGAGCGTGTGGAAGGTGGCGTGCAGGGCTTTGAGTTGCTGCGAGGTAATAGGCTTATCTTTCGTTGTTCTCATTGCTAATCAATCACTAAACATTATTCATATCCTCTCCGCGGAATTTAGCCGCCTCCTCCGGCCAGATATCATAGTATCCCTTCGGTCCGATAAACCGTCCCTTGGAAAATGCCCGATACCCCTCAACGTATATCTTCAGCGAAGCATCAAACGCTACTTTCTTGGCACTACGACCGTCCGGATTCTTACCGCTGGCATGACTGATGAAGATAAGCAACTTGTTACGGTGCTGTTCCTTGAACCTGATATACTGAGCATAGGTCATCTGCGTATATTGGAAACTGTCTATCACCACGAAATCGGGAGCTTTCTGTCTCTTCAGGCGCAGGCTTAACTGATCCAGTGGCTCCGCATCCAGCAGCAGGAAGCGGCGGTTCACTTCCTGCATATTGAAACGCTTCAACGTGTTCTGCATCGTCAGGCAAGCACCCTCTTCCAAACTGTCATAGGCCACGCGCCCGAAACGGCACAACTCCTTGCAAAGTTGCATTACGAAAGAGGTTTTCCCGTTTCCGGTGTTGCCCCACACCATCCACACACCCCGGCGTTCCGGTGTGCCGAAGGCATCGTACCACGCACCTTCAAAAGCCAGCGTCTCGAACTTCATGCTCAGCAGTTCCCGCACCCCTTTAGCGTTGCGCTGGAAAGTCTTTGCATCATTCACTGTCTCGTTCATGCCTGTTCTCCTTTCATCCGCTGGGCTTCTTGGATACGCTTGCAGGCATGCACCACGCGCTTCACACGGCGAAGGTCATACTCGCCCTGGGCAGCCTCACGCTGAACACGCTTTATCTCTGCAAGATCGGTCAAGCCGTTCGCCTGGCAGATGGCATAAATATCCTGTTCCGTGGCTACATTTACATCGAAAAATTTGCGACCTATGCGGCTGTTAATCTCCTTATATCCCTTCTTGTTATAACGCAAGCCATTCTCCACACGGCGTTTGATATAATCGGTGGAAAGGAATACAATACCGGACTTGTTTTCCAGCCTGTTGTAAATAGAGATGAAGTAGCTGAACACGCTATCGGTCAATTTATCGCCTTCATCAAAGATGATGAGCGGGTTCTGAAGGAAGGCAATCATAGAGATGGCATACTCCAAGATATCCCGCAGGTTTGTCCCGTCCACCGGTGCGCCCACCTGCTTGGCTATCTCACGAACAAAATCACTTTTCTTCATGTCCTCGGAGCAAAGGATATAGAAGACATTGCGGTGCGTGCGGCGGTATTCGATGGCGGCGGTGGTCTTACCACAACCTGCATCGCCCACTATCCAGGTCGTATTCTTGTATGCCTGCGCATCTGTCATGTAGAAAGTGATCCGCTTGAAGGCGTCACTTTCCGTCAGCGTCCAGCGTTCCAGACTGTAGCCGATTTGTGCGGCTATGCGGCTGAACATATCGTCGCTGATACTGGTGTACTTGGAGTTGCAAATCTGCGATACCGTGGCGGCACTGACACCGTTCAGGCTTTCGCTGGCGCGGTTCTGCGAGGGGTAGTTGCTGCAATACTCCATCAGGGCATCCCGAATGGCATCCTTGTCTTGTTTACTTAGTTCTTTCATTATTTGAAGGGTATTTAATTGATTATTGAATACTGGTTAATTGGTGCCGAAGAAGGATTGGTACATCTCCACATCGGTCATGCCTGAAGCCTGTTTGGTATACTCACCTACAGAAGCAAGCCCGGCAGGCTCTTCTTCCGGTTCGTCCCTGTAGGTTCCCGGTCCCACGCCTTCGGGATACTGCACCGGAGCGGCCAGCCCTTCATTGGCATATTCTTCACGCTGACGCTCCATGCTCTTCTGCGATTCACCCACCGGAATAGGCATCACGAGTTTCGTATAGGCTTCGCTCATGCACTCTTCGAGTAGAAGTTCTTCACAGGCGATGTAATGTCCGACGAGGGCACGCTTGTTGGCGTGTATCTGGGCGAAAAGCCTGCTGCTTTCTTCTTCCGTCCGGTCTGCCGTGGCACGATGGATGACAACCTTCGGCGTGGCGGTGGCGGCATATTTCAACGCCCCCTTCGCACCTACTTCCCACAGTTCCACGGCAGTCATATCTTTTGGATCATAGCGGTAACGGAAACTGTTGCCGATGTTCCGCATGTGGAAGTTCATGTCTACCAGCCCGTCTTCACCGTATACCATGTAGCGGTATTCCTGCTTGTTGCGTTCGAAGATGAAGCCGTGCTTGTTGTACTTCACGCTGTCCTTGCTCAGGAGCATGAAGAGTTCCTGCACCCCGAAGTCATCCAACGGTTCAGCGTTCGGACTGCTGAGTGTGGTATACATCTCCATACGGGTCATGCCTGTTTCAGAAGTGGGATGCAACATCTCGTTCCATTCCCGACGACATGCCAGGTATTGCTCCTTCATTTCTTCCAAGGTGGGAAGCTGGGCGATGTTCTTCATGATCAGGTCCACATTGGCATGGCTGCTCTCCTTGGTTGCGGTAATGTTCTGCCCGGTGTAGTTATAGAGCTTGTGCATCACCTGCATCTGGAAACGTCCGAAAGCACTTTCAATGGTTTTAGACTGGCCGTTGTGCGGCATCGTGGTTTTGTGCAGGTGACAGATTCTCTTAAAGAAGTATTGCGCTTCCGGCTTCTTGTGTCCACCCTGGTTATCGGTCACAATTTCGTAAGGTTTCACCTTCCACGTTTCCAGTGCCATGCGATAGGCGTCATACTGGGTGAGGAAATTTTCAGCACCGAAAGAATATCCCAAGAAGACTTCCGTACATGCGTCCATCACCTCATATACGTCGATGGTACGCGCCACCATGCGTTTCTGTTTCTTATCGTAATCCTTGTAATAGAGGTTCAACTTCGTTCCGTCACCATACCACAACGTGTTCGGCATATCCGGAAGTTTAGTATCAAACTGAGGCATGAACTCGTTCTTGAAAGCTATTTCACCATGTACGACGCCATACCACCACAGTTTGATGCTCGTTTTATACAGGTAGTTGATGACCGTCTGGGGAGATGCTATCGGTTTCAGCTTGTCTTCTTCGCGGATGGCGCGTGCGTTCCGCTCCTCTACAATGCGGTTGAACTCCTCGAATATCTGCATGTCTGTATATACCGGGAACTTGCTTCGTTTCAACTTCAGCAATAAGCGTCCTTCTTTCGGTCCAACCTTACGGGCGGACTGGTTACCGGCATTACCATTGACAAGCACTGCATAACCGTACTTCTTGTAAGCGGCATACTTTTCCATCAGGCGGGCTTTCGGAAGTGTGTGCTGATACCGCTCACGTAGGCTTTCGCACAAGGAAATAACCTGTTCACGTATCATCTTATTGTATTGAACACCGCACTTACCTTGCGAGTCGCGCATGCTCATTTCCAGTGCCACCATGGCATTCAACACCTTGGCGTTCAAAGTATATTCCGCCTGGCGGTCCAATGATATTTTAGGAGTATATCTTTTGTAGAAATCAACAGCTTTGCTGTCGCTTTTTAATCGGCTGTCCATGGGATTGATTGGTTGTTTTTTGATTTTGTCTTTAGCCTTAGGATTCTTGGTGTCATAGTTATTGCGAATCGGATCCGGCAATTTCTCGTAAATAATCAATGCTTCCCGGCTCCTACATCCACGTCTTGCAACGACAAATTTCCCATTGTTGACATATTTGTCATAAGTAGCTGGACTGACGATTCCGCCAAGAACCAACTCATTACGTGTCACACACAGTGTCTTTCCAAACATTTCCATAATAGAAACTTTATTTATTCAACTTGTACAAGCCCCGGCATCGAACCGGGGAGCCAGCCACTTCCTCCACCAAGAGCTAATTACCTGAGGAAGTTCCGGACCTGCTATAGCAACTTCTACACTGCTTCCGTTTTATCCGGCGTAAACATGGATATTGCTACCACACACGCCAACACCACTATCACAAACGCACTACGTGCATCCGCATCCGTAGCATCCGCATTACTTCCCAGCCAAAGCCCGTAAATCATGCCTACGGCAACGGCTACTTTCTGAATTCGTCTCCAAGTTTTCATATACGTGTTAAGTTTAAGAGTTCTTTAAAATCAGTTCATCAAGGTCGTAGAACGAGTTAATCTTATGAGGTAGCACAACCGGTTCCTGGTCATCCTCATCATAATCAATGTCTATGCACACCGTGTCGTTTTCAGCACTCAGCAAGGCATTGTGCTTTTCCATCAGTTCCCGCAAATCCAGCAGGAACGCCGTTTCATTTTCTGTCAATTTCCTGTCCATATCACTTTAATTTTTAATTCTTAATTGAAAAATCTACCCCTATTCATCCCGAACCGGGATAGTTTCGCTACATTTGTAGCATGTCTAACTAAAATTTATATAATCATGAATGATCAAGACTTAAAGCGTCTCATGGCTCAAAATTTTCTTATCTACAAAAAATTAGTTGAAATTCAAGACAAGGTAAAAGGGAAAACGGTATTTCACGCCGATAACTTGCTTGTAAAAGAGTTCAATGATGAAGTAGATAAGATTATGAGGACACTCAACGTGTAAAGTATTCTCCGCTCCATCCCTTAGGCGGATAGAAACAACTCTTCTTATACAATAGGATGCCAAACACACGGCATTCTATTGTTGAACTGGTTATATAACCATCTACATTCGAACTGGTCTTAAATGTAATTTTTATCATATCTATATCATTTATAAGGTTACTACTTTCTCATACGGATTCTCCGCCTCTTCAAACAACTTCCCGCCATGATTCAGCGCCCATGCACGAATTTCATTAGCCAGTTTTGACTGAGTTCTATAGTTCAAGGCATCCCATATAGCGATATTTGAAACAGAAAACTTCTTGGCCATCTCCTTTTTGACACTTGTGGAGACTTTCACCATTCTATGTCCAAAATCCTTGTTAGATATTATTCTTTCTCTGTATCTATACAATCCCATAGAGGTTAGGTGATACGCAATGGTTCCCGAAGAACGCAAGCATCTCCAGCCATTCCTTATTGCATTATCATTATAGATAGGCAGCATTTGAGCGAAAGGCATTTCCGGATTATCTTGATACAGTTTACGGATAAACTGTAACCCGGCTCTATTCATTTTACTACATCCCGGCATAATGATGAATTTATAAGGTTACTGTATCATTAGCTATCACCGCCTTCACATTCCCCTTAGCATCCAGCACCTTCACCTGCCGCTTCAGCTCATCAGTCACATCAATAATCTGTACCAATGACCCGCCATTGATTAAGGCAGCCTCTCTGATTTTACAAGCCTGCACACTATTCCGCTTGTACAGTAGTGCCTGACTTACATTCTGAACTGTCACATCGAATGTCTTAGCAAGCTTTGCCTTACCGGCTGCACCCAATTCAATCTTCTGTCTGATTTTCTTTTCCAT